TGCAGGTGCTTGTCTGCCTTAGATTGTGATTTGCGTTCCGCCACTGTGTGACCTAACGCATCGCCATTAGCTTTATTATAACACATAGAGCGCAATTTTGCTATTTAATAATTGACTGCGAATATACGTCATTCTTGATATTTTTCAGGCACGCGTCAATCCGTGCTTGGCGTTGTTCTTTGCAATAATCGTGCCGGACTTCCATGTCTAGTAAATCGGCCATATAGCGGAACATACTAGACTGCCACTTACCGCGCTTCAAATCCTGGTTGCCTTCGCGAGTGATGCTGTTGGTATTGTTCCGGTTATGAAGCACCACGGGCTTGTTATAGACTGCAATATCGTTTATAACATCGCACTGCTTGATATGTTGCACCACGTCCTCCATCAGGGTATCTTCGGGGAATGGTTGCACCAAATCCGTACGGATGCACTTAGTCCAGCACGCCACAAAGCACGACTTGACAAGCATCTGCGGTGTATTGTCGACAAGCGGCACTTGCCCGGACTTTACCACGTCATATTCAAACTTATACGGCAATCTGATGCACTCTGGCTTGCCTATGGCCACAATAAAGTCGTGCAAGCCTTGCAATACGTTTCGGTCTACAAACCAATCGTCACTGTCCAAAAATAGCGTGTATTCGGCGTCTACGTAGTATTCAAGGCCTACGTTGCGCGAGCCACCATTGTACCGCTTGGATTCGTTTAGAATCGGCAATATATTGTCGTGGCCCTTAGTGAGCGCCAACGCCTCGTCCATCGAGCCATCGGTAGAACAATCGTCTATAAACACCATGCCAAAATCCTGGAATGTTTGGTCAATCACGCTGCCGATGCACTTGGCGAGCCAATACCGGTTGTTATAGTTTGGGGTGATAATGCGGAAAAACTTACTCATTTGCCTCCTTATTCGTACATTCATGGCACGTCACGGTGCAGAACCGGTCCAAATCCTCCGGAAAATCGAAGTCATCTGTCTCGTCTTGCCATTCAATATCATGGTCTGGATCATAACACTGCACGGGGTAGTCGTTCATGTGCTCATCTTTTACGCCCAAAAGCCACCAGTGCAAGTACCAATCCTTTGCCGTCTTGATAATCTCCGGGCTATTGTTTAGCTCGTGCATCTCATCGCGCCACCACTGCCAATCTACGCAGCGATGCGCATAGCCTTCGGCCCAGGGCTTGCCGGTGTATTGGTTGTTGCTAGTGGTGAAAAACTCGTCATATTTTTTAATTGGGCGCGTCACTATTTCATGTATACATTCCTTGGTATAGTAGCAATCGCCGTAGAGTATAGTAAATGGCCCCTGCGCCAGGTTGGCGATTTCCTCAAATACTTCGCGCTTGGTTGGGCTTTTCGTCATAATAGACGTTGCGCCATCGTCCTTGAATAGGCCACAGATGAATATGTCCGACTTTTCCACCCCTTCCTCATGCAATAACCGAATCATCCGGTGCAGTATAGTTTCGCCGTCTATCTCAATTAGTTGTTTCGGCACGCCTTTGTAGTTATGCCAACGTGTGCCTTCACCGTTGGCCAGTATATAGTATTTCATGTTCTCCTTTGCTTTCCTCAATAGTTCAAGTTGCTCCTTATTGGCAAGTTTTAACGCCAACAAAAATGTCGCTTTGGCTTCATCGCTCATCTGGTCGTATGGCTTTGCAATATCTCCTAACGTCACCATAATCAAAACCCGACCTCCTATTTGAAATCTTTTGATTTGTCTAGTGTGAGCGTCGTACAACCACAATTTGAACACTCGCGTCCTTCGCAATAGTCCCAAACCGTAGTGCCGCGTGGTATCTCCACGTTAGACTTTGCTCTGCAATTCATACAGAACAAATCCACTCTGTACGTATCAACTTCGTCTATATCTTTTCTAAACATATTTCCTCCTTAAAATCCTGTTTGTTGCTCACCACCAAAAACTGGTGGCGTGTAAACCTTAAAATGTATCTGCGTCTGCGTCTCAATTTGCTCCGTCTCGGCAATTAGCGAGTACATAAACGCATCGGCCGCGTGCGATGACCAGTCATGCTTTGGCTTGTCCCGCAGCAGCTTGTTCTTTTCATCGTACTCATAATGGTACGCCGCCAAGCACTCCAAAAGCCTTGCGCACTTCTCTTGGTCGAACCAACACCGGCTAAACTTAGGGCGAGCCGTCATGTTGATGTCATCCTGCCCGAATGTATAGCTTGATGGCCGTAAAATCGTCACGTTGGCGTACCCATGCTCTCTAAAGAACTCCTCGCGTGTCTTACCAGTTTGAAGCTCCCTTGCCCTTGCATCGTGTGGCAAGAATATCTGCCGGTATTCCCACGGCTTATTGGCTAAAACGTTGATATAATGCGCCAAATCTTCGCCACTTGATTCGTAGTAGTCTATAAAGTGTATTTCCTGCCCAACAGTCTGGAAGAAGCAGATGGCCGTAGAATCGCCAACACCAAGGTCGAGCGCAGCATAAACCGGCGCTGAGCCGTCATACGGTACTTTACCGATGCGCTTGTCCTCGCGTGCCTGCGCTAGTTGCTTGCCATAAATCGAACCAGTGGTCACTGTGAGTGGTTGCCCAAGCCAAACGTGGGCGAATAACTCCGGGTTGTCCTTGCGCATCTTTTCACGCTCGTGCAATACTTCTGCCGACAATAATGGCTCAATTTCATCGCTATTGACTTGTCGCACGTAGGTTCGCTCATCCGGCTTGCCTGCGATGCGTTCCCAAACTGGATCATTTTCACTCAAGCGGTTGAACGTCCAAATGAAGTATGAACCGGCCTTGCGAATCGTTGGTATCAGGATGTCTATTGACTCCATTGAGATTGACTGCGCTTCTTCGCACCAACAAATGTCTACGCCCTCCAAAGACTTGATGCTTTGGGCGTTGCCACGCACGCCACGGAATATAAACTCTGAGCCGTTGCGGTTGCGTATATATTCGCGCCCAATTTCCCATCCTGGCAGTTTATATTTAGTTATAACGTCCGCCAGGAGCTTGTGAACCGAGTCGGCGATTGAGTTCTGCACCTCACGACAGCAAAGTATGCGCAGCGGGCTTTGTGTGGCCAATGCGGCCAATACTGTGGCCACTGTGGTAGACTTGCCGGATGAACGTCCGCCGTGATAGACGATATGCCGCCATTTGTTAGTTGGTTGCACAAGTTCGACAAATGCGTCTGGTATTTTAATCTCTGCTTCCATCTAACAACCTCCCAAGTATAGCTTCCAGCACATTCACCACGATAGAATTGCCGGCTTGCTTATACAACTGCGTGTTCGAGTTGACTTTGGCCGCCTTGTCGAAATCTGCATCATCAAAGCCCATAAGACGCCAACATTCCTTTGGTGTAAGCTTGCGTATTCTATACCCATCTACAACCCCTTGCGTTCCACAAACTGACGGTATTGTTTTTGATACGCCATGCCCAACTCTACCACGCCGAGTGGTGCTGTCCGGGTACGTCAAGTCTATGCCATCGCCATCAGTGGCCAAATCGTAGCCTTGTTTATTGGCCGTCTTGATTGCTATCTTTTCCACAACTTGCGGAGGGTTGCCGTGTGTCTGCACCCTTAGAGTCGGCGATAATGTCTTAGCAAAGCACCGTTTGTTCTTTCTACCTTGTGGATCAATAATATAATTCGTGGAGCATGGCCTATCACCGCTAGTCGTCACCGCTCTGCCAATATCATCGCCATCCTTAACCTCAAAACGGAACCCTCTGCCGTTTTCTTTTTGTCTTTGCTCCCATTTATAGATAACATTGAGTCTATCTTCAGACAAATAGTATTTCTCATCAACCACTGGTTCAAGCATATCTTTGAGCTTCCTTGCCAGAGGAATAGGCGCAGGGAACTCAAACTTTTCGGGGCGGTCAATCGTTTTGCCACTTGGTAAAAATGTTGCTTTCAATATAGTTTCTCTTATACTCACAGTAAAGACTCTCTCTCTGTTCTGTGGTACGCCGTAATCCTTGGCGTTCAGAACTTGGCAATAGTTTGTATACCCCATCTCCTCCATACGCTTGGCGTAGGCGTTCCAGTTGTGTACGTGCTTCTTAGACAATAGGTTCTTTACATTCTCCCAAATCACATACTTTGGGCGCAACTTTTCCACAATGCGCAAGGTTTCATATAGCAAACTAGACCTTGTGCCACTGCCCTCATCGCCACCGGCACCTTTACCAGCAACCGAAAAATCCTGGCATGGGCTACCGTGCATAATCAAGTCGACTTGCAAATCCTTGTCCCATTTGGTTATATCTTGCGGTTCAAAGTTTGTGCCATGCACTGCGTTAAAACTAGCGATGGCGTACTTGTCTATTTCCACAGCATCTACTATCTCGTGTTCTATGCCAAGACGCTCCAAGGCTTTACTGCAAGCACCGATTCCGGCAAATAACTCAAGCACCCTTAGCATCCCCATCTCCTTTACTATAATCAACCACTTTAATCGTGATGCCGTTGATTTCGCCCGAAACTTCCACCTCGCTCTTAGTCGCCAATGGGCCATAAGCCTCGGTTTTCATGGCCTGCCAGGCTTTGTAGTCACCCTTGCGCAATAGCTCGACCATCACTCGCGCATCGGCGGCCGTCTCAAGGTCTGCATCCGTCACGTCAATGCCCATTTTCTCAAGGTTTGCCTTGAGCTTTGGGTCCTTAATCGCCAGCGCGAATAGCTCCTGGATGCGTTTATGCCGGTCACGCTTCTCTCTGCGGGCCTTGCCACTTGCAATTCCGCCTTTCTTCGCTTCTTCTTGGCTTAGCTTATACTCTGACGGTCTGAGGTTTTGTTCATTTGCCATTGTTCTCCTTCCTAAAAATTACTACCATTGATGGGAACG